GGTTGGGTGCCGCGGGTCGGCAGCGTTTGAAGATAGCGTTCGATGAGGCTCATGCGGGTTCGTCTAATGCTGGTCAAACGCTGGTGCTTGAGGACGGTGTTACGGCGAAGCCGATCCAGGTGACGGCTGTCGATATGCAGTACATTGAGGCGCGTCATTTGAACCGTGAAGAAGTTTGCGGCGTTTTCGATGTTGCCCCTCCGATGGTGCATATCTTGGATAGGGCTACGTTCTCTAATATCAGTGCCCAGATGAGGGCATTCTATAGGGATACTATGGAGCCGGTTATCCAGTTGCTTCAAAGCGTTATGGATAAGTATGTTGGCGCGTATTGGTCGCGGCCAAATATGATGCGTTTCGCTACTGATGATGTTATCCGCGGTGACTTTGAGGTTCGGATGGAAGCCGCGCATAAGGCTCTTTCTACTGGCGTTATGACCCCGAATGAGGCGCGCACTTTGGTTGGGTTGAATCGTTTTGACGATCCGAAGGCCGACGAGTTGTACGCCAACTCTGCTATTCAGCAGTTGGGTTCGCCTATGGAGCAGATTCGTATGACTGGCGATATTACCGGAGTTACCCCCGATGGTGTGGCGGTGCAGGCAACTAGTACGCCTGTTGCCGATCCTGCGGGTGGCCCTCCCCGAGCGGTTCCTGCCGCGTCAGCGAAACCTCGGCCGGCTCCTGGTGGGCCGCAGCCCGACAATGTTAATGCGAGCAGTAAACCTAAACCTAAGTTCTATCGCCAGATTAAGGGCGCGATGGGTCGGGGTAAAACTAAAGAGCAAATCGAAGCTTTGGCACTCACCATTTTTGAGAAGTGTGAGTCTGCCGTGGAGATTGAAGAACTTCTCCATTCGGTTCGTCTCGTCTATGAAGAAAAGGTTATGTCTGAATGAGCAAAATTACGGCTAAAGCCGTTGCCCACATTGAGGACGGCGAGGATGAGTACAGGTTCGGCCCCAATGGTGGTTTTACTGCCATTCTGAGTACACCTTCGCAGGATCGTGACGGCGACAAGTTGCAGCGTACAGAGTGGCTTGAGCCGCTTCCGGAGCGACTTCCGTTGGACATGGATCATGGCATGACGGTGGCCGACACTATTGGTTCGTTTCGTCCGTACTTCGATGATGATGTGATGAAGATGGATGCGTATTTTGCGTCCACTCCGAAGGCGCAGGAAGTCCGTACCCTTGTCAAAGAGGGTCATATTACTGCGGTATCTGTCGCGTTTATGACTGACCGCTCTAAGAAGGACGGCACTCCGCGGCGTGAGCTTTTGAACGCTGGCGTGGTGGCGATTCCGTCTAATCGTGATGCGCTGATCTTGGATTCCAAGGCCACTGATCTTAGTGAGCCGAAGGTAGATGTGGAAGCGTTCATTAAGGCCGCGAGTGGTGATACGGCTTTGACGCAAGCGATTCATGATGCCGCTGTTCATCTTGGCGCGGCGTGTTGTGAGACTTTGGTTTCTCCCGATGATGAAGATGGGGATGAAGCCGAGAAGTCTGTGGTTTCCGCAGACGTTAAGGAACCTAGCATTGCTGTTGAGGTTCCGGAGAGTTTTGATCTTGAAAACTTCAAGATCGCGTTACAAGAAGCACTTAATCCACCCGCCGACGATTCACCCGTTGATTCGCCAGTTGAGGCCGCTGCCGCTTCCGATGAGGAACCCGCACCCGCCGACGAAGCTGTTGAGGATGCCGCTGAGATTGTTGAAGTGGATACCGATAAGAGGGCCAGGGATATGTTAATGGCTCTTTTTGCTACCGAAAATCTATAACAAAGGAATTACTGAATAATGGCTACAAAAGCTCAGTTGGAGCTTCAAGGTCGCAGTATTGCGAAGAAAATCCACGACATTCAGAACGATGAGGCCAAGACTGGTGCAGAGAAGTCTGCCGCTCTTGATGCTGTTCAGGATGAGTGGGAAGCGCATGTTAAAGCGGTTGAGTCTTGCGAGCGCGCCTCTGATATGGCCGCGAAGCTGGGCAACTTTGGTGATTCGGCCGAGGATGCCGGCAGTGGCGATTTCTCGCCTGCCAGCTTCCGCGCCGCGAATCCTTTCGCTGCTAACACTCGCTCCTTGATTGCTACCCAGCTTGTTAACAGCAAGGCTTACCGCGAAATCACCGATTTCAAGGGCAAGAGCGAGTTCGACCGGATGCTTGAGGTCAGCACTAAGGCTACCGATGCTGCAAGTAACCTGATGGGCGAGCTTGTGGCTGGTGCTACCGGGCCGTCCGCTATCGGTCAGGCTCCGTTCGGTGCTGGCTCGTTTGCTCCTGGCATTCTGCCGACCTTCCTGCCGGGTATCGTTGAGCAGCTTTTCTACGAGCTGACTCTTTCTGATCTGATTTCGTCACTTCCGGTCACGACCCCGAATATCTCGTACCTGACTGAGAACGCTGGTACGTTCTCGGCTAACGCCACTGCTGAGAATGGATCGTATCCTTTCTCGTCAGATTCGGTGAGCAGGGTCTACGAGCAAATCGGTAAGGTTGCGAACGCAATGACCCTTACTGACGAAGCGATCCGCGATGCCGCGTATCTATACAACTTTGTCCAGGGTCGCCTGCTGCTGGGTATTCAGCGTCAGGAAGAAATTCAGCTTCTCGCTGGCGGCGGTTACCCCGGCGTTAACGGTTTGCTGAACCGTTCGACCACGTTCACGCAGACCACCGCTTCTTCGGTGTTCTCGCCTTCTTCGGGCGCAGCCGTGACCAACGTCGTGTTCCCGCCTGCCAACACCGCTGGTGCTGGCGTTGCTTCGCAGACCATTAGCTCGCTCCGTTACGGCCGTACCGTCACTGGTGCTACTGGTGTGTTCCCGACCGCTGGTGCGCTCGCTGAGAACATTCTGGATGCGTTCGTTGACATTGAGCTTGCTGTGTTCAAGAAGCCGAATGCGATCATCATGCATCCCCGCGATTGGGAGAAGCTGCGTATTGCTAAGGACAGCCAAAATCAGTACTACGGTGGCTCGTTCTTCGGTGCCGATTACGGCTACGGTGCCAACACCGGAAAGAGCCTGTGGAATACCCCTGTGGTGACCACTCCGCTCATGCCGCAGAACTCCATCCTGACTGGTTGGTTCGATCCTTCCACGCTGCAAGCTGCACGCCGCGAGGGTATCTCCATGCAGATGACGAATAGCAATGGTACTGACTTCGTTCAGGGCCATATCACCATTCGTGCCGAGGAACGTCTTGGCCTGCTGGTTTACCGTCCGTCTGCGTTCCAGCTTATCCGCGCTGTCGCAGGTTAATTCAAAGAGGTTGAGGGGGGCGCGGCTTCGGCCGCGTTCCCTTCCCCTTGAAAGGTGGTAGTTAATGGACATACCCGTTATCAGGGTTGTCGATGTGATCCCCGAGGCCCGTAGCGTTGTTGTGGGCAGGCTGTATCCCGAGTTTGAAACTATCGTTCCGGAAGCTCCCTCTTGGGAAGCGGAGGACGAACAGGCCGAGGATAAGGCTGTTGAGGACAATGCCGAAGTGAAGGTGGTTCGTAGAGGTCGCCGGCCAACGCCAAAGGCAACTAAGGACGTTGAGACGAAATGACCTTTGCAACGCAACTCTCCACGGCTTTCACGCCGATAGCAGCAGTGTATGACACTTCTTCGGTGAGTCGGGCGTTGTCATGGGCGCAGTCTTTCATTGTCGGCTATTGCAATCAGCCTTTCGACCTTGTGACCGATGATGTGGTTTATCTTGATCCTAAGCCTTATCGTCAAGCGTTGCTGCCTTACGTTCCGGTGGTTTCCGTTTCCTCTGTTGAGGGTTTGTTGCCGCCGAGTTCTGGTGCTAACGCTCTTGCGTGGACTAATTTGCCGAACTATCGTTTTGTCGCTAATACCGGGTTGATTTATGACACTACGGGGGAGCCGGGTACGAATTGGTCTTATGGCCCTTCGTGGCCGTGGGTGGCTGGTGGCTTGAGGGTCACTTATACGCATGGCTATTCGGTTGTTCCGCAAGGGCTTATTGACGTGGGATGCCGTGTCGCACAACAGTATTTGGAAAATCCTGCTATTACGATTCACCGCAGGACTGGCGATATGGAAGCCCGATTCTCTGGCTCTAAAGGAATTGTTGTCAGCGAGTTGGATCAACGTGTTCTGGATCGCTATACGGACATTGGGATTGCCTGATGCCTTTGAATCCAGGGAACAACACTGTCGATTTTCTCATTCAAGAGTGGAATGGCACACCTGATCGTTTGGGTGTCTCTGGCCCGGTCACGACTACCCGCACGGTGCATGGCTGCGCGATGCAGCCGGCCAGGGTTGACGACGTTATCAGCAATACAATGTTCTCTGAGGCAACTTGGAAATGCATTGCTCCCGCTAATGACATTACTTCTTCGGTTCAGGCCGAAGATTATTTGATGTTCAATGGTGACAAGTATCGGATCATTGGCTCAAGAGTGTTTTATGACGGGTGGGGTCGAACTGATCACATCACTTTCTTGTGCAAAGAGGAACGAGGCTAAATGTCGCTTTTGGGATTTCTTAGCGAAGTTGGCGTTAGCACGGCCGACATTGAGCAGGCTATGGTGCAGAGTGCCGCGGTAAAGGTCGCTGTCATTGAAAAGGCTAATGCGGTTAAGGATTACTGGCAGAGTATAGCCCCGGTGAGTGATCGTCCCGCGCATAAAATCTATTCCGCAACGAACAATCCCGGCGATTACCGAGATTCCATTTACATCAAGTACGAGCGCATGGCGAACGGGTTCTCGTATGCGCTGGTGGGTACCAAGTACCTTCCGCTGGCTACTTGGTTGGAATATGGTTCTGTCCATAACCCCGAGTTTGGTTATGCTCAAAAGGTTGTGGATGCGATGGGCGGCAAGGTTTTGGGTAGTGGCCCGTTGGAGGGTTACCTTGTTAGCTCCTGATGTTGAGGAATTGGTGGTGAGCTATTTACGGGCCAGCGGTTTGTCCAACGTGTCTGTGATTATGCCCCCCGACCCACCGATGCCGTTCTTCTTGGTGAACCGTATTAGCGGTGGCGATGATTGGGTGACCGATTATCCTTGTGTTTCTATTCATTGTTTCGCTACTTCCCGAACGCTGGCAAGTAGCGCAGCCCGACAGATGCACACTTTAATGAAGAATCTGAGTGCCAAAACTCCGATTCCGATGAGCAATGGCAATTATGCAAGTGTCGATTATGTGTTTGTAGTTGAAACCCCGGCTTGGGAAGATTACGCGGATAAGAATATCCATCGTTATTGCGGCCGGTATCACATTGATCTTCGCGTTAACTTGACCACCTAGTAATTTTCACACAACTAAACAAAGGAATTATTCATGCCAAGTACAGGTGTGTTGTGGCCGTCATTCTACAATGGTGACGGCACTCGCGTCCGGAAGTGGCTCTATGGCAGCGTTCTTGTCAGGGATTGGGACGTGGCTGGTTCGACCAGCATGGCTTCCCTCCCGGTTTTCGCCGCTAATGGTCAGCTTAATCCGGACTTGTTGAAGTCGGTCGCTAATGGCGGCTATGGCTTTCAGGACGTAGGCAGT